AAATTGCCAAGATGAAAAATAGTGTTGCAACCAATCTACTTATTCTTGATGAGACATTTGATTCTTCATTGGATGAGGAAGGTATTGATAACCTGATGAAGATTATTTCTTCTGTAGCAGAAGACACTAACGTCTTTGTTATCTCTCATAAGTCTGAGTTGGAAGACGCAGCGTTCCAACGCAGAATAGAATTTGTCAAAGAAAAGAACTTCTCAAAACTAAAATCTGCTTGACATTTGATTACCAATATGGTATGATACATTATAAACTTAGAAAAGGAATATATTATGGAATTATCCGATACTACACTTAATGTTCTAAAGAACTATTCAACAATCAACCCTAACATTGTTATCACTGAAGGTAACACAATCAAGACTATTTCAGTCGCTCGTAACGTATTGTCGTCAACCGAGTTGAACGAAACATTCCCACAATCATTTGGCATCTATGACCTCACCGAGTTTCTAAATGTCCTGTCACTTGTTGACACGCCACGTCTCAAGTTCGAGAAAGACTATGTTGTGGTCGGTGATTCTACTGGTCGTTCGTCGGTGAAGTATTTCTTCTCTGACCCTGAGATGTTGACTTCGCCTGGCAAGAACATCAATATGCCAGAAGCAGAAGTTAAATTTACCCTAGATACTGATACGTTGGGTAAAGTTAAACGAGCATCTGCGGCTCTGGGTCATGATGAGATTTCCATTACCCCAATCACAGGTGCGGTTCGTCTGTCAGTTATTGATAGTAAGGACTCCACGTCAAATGCATTCTCTATTGATGTAGAGGGTTCATATCCAGATGGTGTTGATTTCAACTTCATCATGAATGTTGGTAACCTAAAGGTTGTCAACGAAGACTTTGAGGTAGGTATCAGTTCGAAACTTATCTCACAGTTCAAGAGTAAACAATCACCGATTGAATACTTCATTGCACTTGAAAAATCATCAACATACGGAGCATAATGATGGCAAAAACACAGAAAGACCACACAGCAATCTACGAACTTGGTAACCGAGTTTCTCGTTCAACCGTTGCGGTAATTGATACCGTTGTTCAACGAGGTGGATTCAAAGGTGAAGAACTGTCCACTATTGGACAACTGCGCGACCAAGCGGTTCAGATTATCCAACTCTGCGAAGAGTTCCAATCTAGCCAAGGCGTAGACGACGAATAAGTCAAGGCGTTTCCTTTCCGCCGACTTATGGGTGGGGTGAGCGTCTCCTTTCCGCTCACCCCACTTTTTTATTGACTAATCGCATGTAATGTGATATACTTGTTTTTTATTATGGAGATTATATGAGTAAAGAATTCTTATGGGTCGAGAAGTATCGCCCCCAGACTATCCAAGAAACTATCCTACCAGACGAACTGAAAGAAACCTTTCAGAAGATTGTTGACTCTGGTGAGATACCCAACATGTTATTTACGGGGACTGCGGGTCTGGGTAAGACCACGGTTGCTCGTGCAATCTGTAACGAACTAGGTCTGGACTACATTGTAATCAATGGTTCGGAAGAAGGTAACATCGATACCCTGCGTGGTAAGATTAAACAGTTCGCATCGTCTGTGTCTCTGTCTGGTGGTTACAAGGTTGTTATCCTTGATGAGGCAGACTATCTCAATCCCCAATCTACCCAACCAGCCCTGCGTGGGTTCATCGAAGAGTTCTCACAGAACTGTCGGTTTATTCTGACCTGTAACTTCAAGAACCGTGTCATCGAACCTCTACACTCACGTTGTGGTGTGTATGAGTTCAATGTCAAGACCAATAAAGACCGTGCTGTATTGGGACAATCATTCTTCTCTCGTTGTAAAGAGATTCTTATAACCGAAGGTATTGAGTTTAATGGCAAGGTTGTTGCCAATCTGGTGATGAAACACTTTCCTGATTTTCGTCGTGCGCTCAATGAGATGCAACGTGCGTCAATCGGTGGCAGTATCAATGCTGATGCGTTGATTGAAGACGAGAGTAAGTATACTGATTTGTATAAGTTTCTACGAGACAAAGACTTCAAGGGTATGCGTAAGTGGGTCGTGAACAACATCGACCTAGAACCAGCGTCTATCTTTCGGGGTATCTATGATAATGTGGAGACACATGTAAAACAACAAAGTATTCCACAACTCATTCTCATTCTTGCTGATTATCAATACAAGAATGCGTTTGTTGCAGACCATGAACTGAATATGGTTGCGTGTCTGACTGAGTGTATGGCTCAAGTAGAGTATGTGTGATGATTGAGTATCGCACATGGGAAAAGGTTATGGCTCGCTCATTGGACTATTATCTTGGTCGTAATGACGAAGATGAACCGAAAGTTCCTGTCTTAACTATGAGACAGGCACGACGAGGATTATATATAAGAATGGTGTTACAGTTAGTCAATTGGATTACCTGTTTCTTCATCATCGCAGGCGTAATCAGACATTGGGGGTAAATATGAAATATATTGTATCAGGGAAAAACGAACACAATCCAGACGAACGCAGTTGGTATTACGACGACTTCGGTAATCGATTAGACAAAGAGACTGGCCAGTTTGTAGTTCTTGTTTCCAAAGTAACAGAAGATTACAAACAACCGCCTATGGGATTGGTTAATATAGACGGTGAATGGTTACCAAAACAAATGGAGTTTGATTTTGGATAAGTGGGACAAGGCACATATGAAGACCGCACAAGTCTATGCGGAACTTTCGTCTGCCACACGACTCAAAGTCGGTTGTGTTATTGTAAAAGACAATCGTATTATTTCAATTGGGTATAATGGTATGCCGTCTGGTTGGACAAACGAATGTGAAGTCACTGACGAATACGGAAACATGCCAAAAACGAAACCAGAGGTGCTTCATGCGGAGACGAATGCAATCGCAAAAGTTGCGAAGTCGTCAGAATCGGCGGAGGGTGCAACACTATATACAACCTGCGCCCCCTGCCTCGACTGTGCAAAACTTATCTACCAAGCTGGTATATCAAGAGTTGTATACGGACACGGATACCGAAACGAAAAAGGATTGACTTTTCTTCAACAATGTGATATAGTGATAAACAATGAACCCATTTGATTATGTAAACAGTATAAATTATTCCAAGAAGGATGTCATGCAATCTCCCGAAGATGAGAAAGCATACAACTCCTTTATGGTCAACCGTAGTCTTTCATACTTCTCCGACACGGTCACTCTCGCAAATGAGATGAACCGTTATCATCATCTAGACTCTCGTCTACAATACCAATTTCTTATAAATATAGTCAGGAAACGGAAACGTTTCTCCAAGTGGGTAAAACCTGAATTAGAAAATGACCTTGAGTCGGTGAAAGAATACTATGGATACAGCAATGAAAAAGCACGTCAAATCCTACCACTTCTATCACCTTCTCAAATAGAAACAATAAAAGAAAAGGTGAATAAAGGTGGAAGAAAATAATTTAGTATCATGGAGTCCTGTGAATATGTTAGAGATTACTCTGGCAGAACCTGATGACTTCCTCAAAGTTCGTGAAACATTGACCCGCATTGGTGTCGCTTCTCGTAAAGAAAACAAGTTATTTCAATCATGTCATATTCTTCATAAGCAAGGACGATACTATATCGTTCACTTCAAAGAATTGTTTATGCTTGATGGCAAGAAATCTAATCTCGAACATTCCGATGTAGAACGCCGTAATACGATTGCGACATTACTTGCTGATTGGGGTTTGGTAGAAATTCAAAACAAAGAAGCCGCAAAAGAATGTGCGCCTCTTCGTCAAATTAAAATTATTGGTTTCAAAGATAAAGACCAATGGGAACTATGTCCAAAGTATAATATCGGAAATAAATGATTAACTTCGAAGAACATATCGAAGACATTCGTAACAAGCGTCATTGGTGGACTAAGGTAGACTTCCAATACTCTTGGGAAGAAATCATGGATTTGATTGACACCCACCCCCAAGAACTTTACGACTGGAATCGTGAGAAACAACGTCTTGGACTCAATCGATTCCATGCTCGTGAGTCTGCTCCACAGTTTGCGAAAGATATCGTAAAAGATATGGAACAGTTCTTCGTCGCTCCTGCTCCTATCAAAGAGTCGTGTGACAAAGGGCCCCCGCAGATTACTAATATAGCATTCTGTGGTTTTGGTCAGTTCTCTGGTTCATACCCACGACATAAAGACTCAATGGATGTATTTCTTGTACAAGTCGTGAGTGAATGTAAAATCACTATTGGTTATACCGAAGAACCACGGAATGCTGATGAGACTGTTGTTATGAAACCAGGCGACGCAGTGTTTCTTCCACGAGGAACATGGCATCAGTTAAAACCAAAGACATCACGAGTCACATTCTCATTTGGTTTTGAGAGTGATAAGGATTGTGACCCATCAACCTTTATCTAAGATAGACAGATTGTGTGTAATTGAAAGTCTCTTGGTTGTAACGCATACTTGACAACATCAACAACAGCTTGTGGTGAACGACCTTTGTATTCCTGCATACGTGTTGCGATATGTGCGGGTTTGATATTGATTATAGGTTTCCCCGCACAATATTGGTCTTGAACCATCTTGTCTTTTCTATAACGTCTAGTTGCATCATCCATCTCAAAATCAACATCAGTGATTCTGGATGAGATGTTTATCACAATCTTGTTTTCATAATCTAATAGTTTTAACATTTCTAATTGTGACTTATCGTATCCATTTATATTATAGTTATATGCGTTATTAATAAATGCATCATATTCTGCATTCGCTATCAATAATCTATCATTAGAGTCTGAGATATCATATCCAGTGGTTTTAGAGAACCCCTGAACCTCATGTTCCTTTGATAATTCATCGTATAGTGCTTTACCGATACCGTTGGTATGACCAGTTATAACAATCTTCATTTTTTTTCTTTCAGGGCTTGTAATTAAAAATATATACATTATATATAGTAATGAGGATGCCGATAACGGGTTCTCAACTGTCTTGCTAATTACATAGGAGATAAAAGAGACATGACCAATATTCATACAAACACACTATTCCCAAAGTCCGCTTTCATTGGATTTGATAGACTACTGGACGATATGCAGTTCGCGGCTTCACACGCCAAAGACCATTATCCTCCTCACAACATTATCAAAGAAAGTGAAACAGAATATCTTATTGAACTTGCTGTTGCAGGATTTAATAAAGAAGATATTAAAGTTGAACAAAAAGAACGGTCGTTAAAGATTACAGGCGAATACAAATCTAAAGGTCGAGAAGTCATTCATCGTGGTATTTCCACTCGTGACTTTGAACGTAGATTCCGTCTGTCAGAGTATGTCCAAGTAACTGGAGCCTCTTTTCGAGATGGCTTACTTGCAGTAACACTGAAGTTAGAAATCCCAGAAGAGAAGCAGCCTCGTCAAATCAACATCGATTAAACGAGGAAAAAATGACTGATACAAACATCCTGGCCGCAATGGTTAGTGGTAGTTTTGTAATGATGCTTGTCATCTTACAACCACTACTTAGTTAAACAAAAGGGGGGAGGCGAGAAATCGCCTTCCCTATATATTATCATGAAGGCATATATGATTGCCGACCTGAACAATCCAGTGTCGGTCAGATACACCGAGATTGCATTAGAGTCTTGGTCAAAACAAGATTTACTTGACATTGAAGTCATTCAGTGTTATACTCCAGATACAATATCAGAATTAGAATCACTCTATAACTGGAAACCCTTGCTTCATGGAATGCAGAAGGGTAAGATGAGTTCTCCGTCTGAGAGAGCTGGTGATATATCTCACTGGCAACTCATCAAGAAACGGGCAGAGAGTAGAGAGAGGTTCTATGTAATGGAACACGACTCATATCTACTTGATGCGGATGAGTTCAAGAGGCAGTTTGACTTTACGATGGAACATGGATTATCATATGCAAATCACGGACTATTCATGTCTTGTTATTCCTTCTCACGAGTTGCAGCAATCTTTATGCATGACTTGTTAGTAAATCAAGCGTTTCCACTGAATGGTGGCCCTTATGGGTGTGTGGAGAGACTGGTCAAAACATACCTCTCGAACAATCGTGAGAACTGGGGAAGATATACATGGATGTGTCATCACCCCAATGTTCAACACGTCAATGTAGGACGAACTAGCGAGGAACTGTTCCAAACATATAACTTCCCCGCAAAGACCAGTCCGTTCAAACTAGCATCTACCCAAGTCATATCCAAGTCCTTTGGTATCACTCAACAACATGACGGGATGAAAAAAGACCCTTGGGAAAGACATCAAGGTTTCAAAATTATTGATTGACTTTATATGATTATTCGTGTATAATGTAATTATATCATGAGGTGAAAATATGAAATTCTATACGTCTGTAGAAAGATATGGTAACTCGATACTTTATCGTGGATACCAAGATGGGGAACGCATCAAGAAACGTGTCCCATTCAAACCAACACTATATGTCACGGGTCAGTCTGAATGGAAGACTCTTGACGGTAAAGAAGTCGCTCCGATGTTATTTGACTCGATGCGTGATGCGACTGACTTCATCAAACAATATGAATATGTGCCCACCATGAATGTCTATGGTATGAACAACTTCATCTATCAGTATATCACTGAGAACTTTCCTAACGATATCAAGTTTGACCCCAAACAGATTGTTGTCTCTACGATTGATATTGAGGTTGAATCTGATGAGGGTTTCCCCGAACCAGACAAAGCTGACTATCCTGTCATCTCTATCTGTATCAAGTCTAGTAAAGAATCCTTCTATCGTGTCTGGGGTCTGGGTGACTATAACCCTGAACTAAATGACAATGAAGTCTACTATTTCAAATGTGAGAATGAATTAGAATTACTCATGCGATTTCTGGACTACTGGTCATCGAATGGTATACCTGATGTAGTCACTGGTTGGAATAGTAAGGGATTTGATATTCCTTATCTGGTCAATCGCACACGTAAGGTGATTGGTGAAGAGTCGGTCAAGCGATTCTCTCCGTGGGGTGTCGTGTCCGCCCGCAAGGTTCGTGCGAACAAGTTTGGTATGAATGAAGTGAATACCTATGACATCATGGGCATCTCACAACTAGACTACTTTGATATCTTCAAGAAGTTTACATACAACACACTTGGACAGCAAGAGTCTTATCGACTTGACCACATTGCGAATGTCGTTCTGGGTGAACGCAAACTTTCCTATGAGGAACACGGTAACCTACACACACTCTATCAACAAGACTACCAGAAGTTTATTGACTATAACATCAAGGATGTCGAGTTGGTGGACAAACTAGAAGAGAAACTTGGTATCCTTGAACTCGCATTTACTATGGCCTATCGTGGTGGGGTGAACTATGAGGATGTTCTGGGAACTACTGCTATCTGGGATAGTATCATCTATCGTCTTCTACATAACCAGAAGACCGTTGTTCCACCCAAGGTTGAGAAACCAAAGGGTGACTATGCGGGTGGTTATGTGAAAGACCCAATGGTTGGTTTGCATGAATGGGTTACCTCCTTTGACTTGAACTCTCTGTATCCAAATATCATTGTTCAGTATAACATGTCGCCCGAGACTGTTGTGGACGGTATAGTTCATACATCGGTAGAACACATGTTGCGTGGTATGACTGAACACGATGGTCAGTATGCGCTTGCCCCTAGTGGTGTTCGGTTCACCAAAGAAAAAGAAGGTGTCATTCCCAAAATCATTCGTCAGTATTATAGTGAACGCCGTGTCATCAAAGATGAGATGTTGAAGGCACAACAAGAGTATGAAGAGACACCAACAGGTGCTTTGTCTAATAAGATTTCCCAACTTGATAACCAACAGATGTCAATCAAAATCCTCATGAACAGTCTGTATGGTGCGTTGGGTAATAGATGGTTTCGTTACTTTGACCAAAGAGTTGCGGAGTCCATCACCCTTGCGGGTCAGTTGTCAATCAAATGGGCAGAACGCGCAGTCAACAAGGAAATGAATAATCTTCTCTCCACAGACGATGATGACTATGTCATTGCCATTGACACTGACTCGCTTTATATCAAGATGAGTGATTTGGTCAAGAAGTTTGACCCCAAAGACCCTGTGAAGTTTCTAGATAAGATTTGTGCGGAACACTTTGAGAAGGTTCTGGAGAAGACCTATCAAGAACTTGCGGACTATACCAGTGCGTATGTCAATCGTATGGAGATGGGTCGTGAGGTAATCGCTGACCGTGGTATCTGGGTCGCAAAGAAACGTTACATTCTCAATGTTCATAACTCCGAGGGTGTTCAATACGCAGAACCCAAACTGAAGATGATGGGTATTGAGGCTATCAAGTCATCCACACCAATGGTTGTGCGTGATAAAATGAAAGAGATGTTTCGTATTCTGGTAAATGGTTCTGAGACAGAAACACAATCGTTTATTCGTGACTTCCGTGTTGAGTTCTCATCTCTGCCCGCCGAGACTATATCGTTTCCTCGTGGTGTGTCTGATGTAGACAAATGGAAAGACCGTAAATCAATCTACATGAAGGGAACACCTATTCATGTGCGTGGTGCGTTACTATATAATCACTACACCAAGGATATGCCTCGTTATGAAACTATCAAGAATGGTGAGAAGGTGAAGTTCTGTTATCTCAAGACACCCAATCCTATCAAGGAAAATGTCATCTCATATCCTGTCAATCTGCCTCGTGAGTTGGCTCTTGACAAATATGTGGATTATGACAAGATGTTCTCCAAAACATTTCTTGACCCACTTGAACCAATCCTTGATGCGGTTGGTTGGGAATCAGAACCCAAAGCACAGTTGGATATGTTTTTCGCATGAGTGAATCATTTGTATATCTTTGGTATGATTCGAAGAATCGTATGTATTATCTGGGCAAACACAAAGGAACGCCAGATGATGGATATACACATTCGTCTACAGTCA